TATCTTGCCCTAAAACTTCAAATTTAGCGTGGTAATCATAGGCCCAGATGTTTATAAGATATTTCTTCATTTTATCTTTCTATATTAATTTTGTGGCGAAACTATGTCCCGCCACAAAAAAGTTTTAACTATTACGCACCTTGAACGCCAAAGATACCTCTATAGTCAGATACACCAAATCTGTATCTTTCTCTAGCTTTGTATCTTACGTTACCAGTATCGAAATCACCTTCCATCGCCGTTTTAATAGGCGTTCTTTCGAAGTATTTCATACCATTTGGTACGTCAGTGATAAGATACCAAGAATCTGCATCAGTTAAGAAATTGTTCACTCTATAACCTTGAGGAACCATTCCCATAGATACGATTGCATTGATATCGTTATCAGCAGTACCAGTTCTACCTTGTGACTTCATAAGTCTCTCAGCATTAAATTGACCTGCTGCAGGAACGATCATTTTCATTCCTCTAGCTGCAATTTTTAACCCTCTTTCATCTGTCATTGCTGCAATGTCGATTAACGCTTGCTCCAATGAAGTTTCATTAAGGTCTGCTTGAGTTGTCAAAGTATTTTGAACTGTTCCAGCAATCGTTGGGTGACTAGTTGCAAACAATGCAGAACCGTCACCAGAAGTGAAAGTTCCTGTTTGCGGTAACCCATTGATCAATGGATCAACTGCTTTGATTTGTTTAGTATTCGCCATAGAACGAGCTAATGCTTTTGTATATCTAGACGCAAGTCTATCATACAGGTTATCCTCGATCGCTTCTTCAGTGATCGCGAATGCTAATGCAATAGTTTCCATAGTGTAACGTGCTGTGTAAGTCTCTTGAGCATTGTCAAAAGTTACTGCACCACCTTCCGGTTTAACCGCTGCATTTGCAAAACCAGATAACATAACTTCTTCTTCAAACGCTCTGTCTGAAGTTTCTGTTACATATATCTCAGCATGCTGATTCTCATAACGTTTATATTCCAAGCCGAATAAAGCATTCAAACCTGGCTCTAGTTCTTTAACTAGTTGTCCTCGTGATATTGCCATAGTCTATTCTCCTTATATTCCGGCTGTGCCATTAGCTAAAAAGTGAGAATTCACTTTTACAATCCAATTGACATGAGAAGAACCGATTTCGTCGTTATCGATATTCTTAGTCACACCAAGGATTTTTAGCTGCTGGGCTGTTGTTGTTAACGTGTCGTTATCCAGCTCAACTCTTGATAGATAGTTTGCTGAATCACCTGCCGTATATGCAATGTCCGCACAGTTGAAAACATCAGTCTGCGCTGATGCAGCTGTGTTATCAGATTGTATTTCAAATCTTTCGTACGGGTCATCGCTTACGAAACCAACAATATCAGTTGCAGTGTTAGCTGCTTTGAGATTGTTAGCCCACGTAGGCTTACTTGTGTTTGCGTCAGTATAATAGATACCATTAAGTGAACCTAAGATAGTTGCAGTTGAAGTTGACACAACAGTTATGTAACCAGTCGCCGCTGCTTGCACAGGGTCGTTTTGGTACATAGCTGCTGAACTAGCTGCAATGCTAAACTCAGATAAACCTTGGTTGTCATCATTCTGACCAACTTTACCGATCGGTCTTAGACCGAACGCTACTGTTTGATTTGCCATGATGGCCTCCTTATAGACCTGCCCTTGCGGGCCTCCAGTCCGTTAGTTTATCTTTGAGTGGTTAGAATCGTTAAAAAATTAACTTTTCTTTGAGCCACCAAAAGTTACGCGAGATTGTCTATCAATATTGATAGGCATACTCTGGTGCTCTTCCTTCAGTAGATCCTTGTCCAGCGCTTCGACTTTATCGTTGTGTTGTTTTGCATAATAGTCGCCACGTTGTTTTACGATCTCGTCAGGTACCCTTGCGAGCAAAAGGCCTCCAACTCCGATCACACCCTTGTACTTGCCATCTTCAACAACTGGATAATCTGAATCCGGATATTCATCTGATCTAACTAATTCATAACCAGACCGAAGTCTGCCTTGAATATTCTTAGAGTCATTGAATCCTAATGATTCAGCTCTTAGCCATCTATGTTGAAATCCTGTTGGCGCAGGGGGTGCATCTAAAGATGATGGTGGAGCCCAAACTTTTTTGTGAGATTCCTTTTCTCTAGTTTGACTCGCACGGGAAGTTTTTTTATCTGTACTCATATGCTTATGCCTCCTTCGTGATGTTTAATTGTTTCGCATACTCTTCAAGTGGCACACCTAATTTTTTAGCGATTGATACTTGAGACGGCGTGAGTCTCACTGTTTTGCGACCGGTCTTTGTACTTCGCTTCGCTGAAGCTACTGTTTGTACGGGTTTAGTCGTTCCTTCCGCTAATGTTGTTCTATCAAATTTATGGGGGAATTCAAGCTTTATTCTTCTATCTATTTCCGCATAATATTCGTCACTTGAGGAATCAAATCCTTCTGCTTCAGTTAGGGTTTTATGAAGATCCATAGCAGTATAAGTCATGGCATTGTTTTGTCCAAACCATGAATTTTTCTCTGCCCAGGCTTCTGCTTTAGGATCGGGTGTCCCTGTAGCTGCTAACTGTCTAGCAAGACTTGGTTCTTTTTTGGTTGATTGTTTTTTATTATACTCTTCTTGTGCCGCTTTAGTTTCATTGAGTTGCGCTTTTTTAACACCCAATTCAGATATAGCAGCCAATGCATCTGTTTCTGCGCCTAGATCTTGTGCTTCTCTAGCAGCAGCCAGTTTTGCTTTAGCAGCTTCTATACCGGATGTAATACGCTCTTCTGAAATTGATAAGTAACTTGGTTCAAGCTTCGAGATTTTAGCATCAGTTTTTTCTTTTGCTCTAAGCACTCTCTGTGCATAACCAATAGCTTCATCTTTTTGGCGTTCTGCTTCTCGCCATTTTTTAGTTAACTTAGCTATTCTTTTCTGAACACCTTCAGAGTATTGTTCTAATTCTTCTTCTTTCTTTTCTTCTTTAATTTCTTTTTCTACTTTTACTTCTTCTTCTTTCTTAACCTCTGGCTCTGCAGCGGGTTTTTCTTCAACTACTTCTCTAACAGTAGGTTCTTCTTTTTGAACAACCTCTTTTTCTTCAATAGTAGCTTCGTCTTTTTGTTCAGGGATATCAACATCCATTGCTGGACCGGATGTGTCAATATCTACTGTTTTCTTTTCTTCGTCTGGCATAGTTATCTCCTATGTTAATATTGATGAAATATATCTTCGGGATTATCGATGGTTGCTAAAATTTCATCGTCGTTTAGCAATCTTACTTCCCCGCCATCTATCAGGATTCTTGATCCTGCATATCTTGCAAAAATTACCCAGTCACCTTTTTTACACCAAGGTCCTTCTGGGAATTTTTGTTTATCATAACAATATGGTCCCATTCTTAAAACAAGTCCACATGTTGAAGCGACTTGAGATCGCTCAATAGTTTCATCAGCTAATACAACACCACCTTTAGTTTTTTCCCCCATCTTAAATGGTAAAATTAACATTCTCCATCCCGTAGGATTTGGGAGTTTAGTTTCTTCTGTGTTTGCTAAATTTTTTTCGGCGATCTTTTTTTGTTTTTTAGTTTCTACCGCTTGATGTTCTTTGAATTCTTTGTATTGGTCTAATAGCGCCGGCTTAGTCTTTGGGCTTGATGTTGACGACTGTTCCTTCATTTTTTTGCTCCTTGTTTAGCAGGTTAGAGATATCCTGACTGATTTTATAATAGGCATGTGCCTGTCCCATCATATATTTATATTTTTCCATATTGTCAACCCCTCCGGCAATCATTGCATCACCGATTTGTTGATATAATTCTTTGAGCTGACGTTGTATCTTATTAATTATTGTTATCTCATCCATTTTATTCTTTCTATGATTTTATGAATCCTTTCGGTTTAAATAATGATCCATAATATTTATCGTAACTTTTATTGCTTACTTTGACGCCTCCTAAACTTGAGCCTCCAAAATAACTACCATTATAATCTCTTTGCGCTTGGTTAATCATAGAGTTTGTTCCTCCATGACCAAAATGCTTTCTACCTTCTAGGGCTACTGTTCTTGCAGATTTAACGACAGGTTTTTTCTTCTTCCCCTTCATCATCTGTTGGAGTTTTTGAAGTTGTTTTTGAGACATTAGACTCTCGATCTAGCGCCAACTAATGTGATATTAGCATTGGAAGCTTTATTATCTATTGCTCTTCTGCCTTTAGTTATATTAATTGGAACGGCATGTGCTGAACCAGTCGGTGCTAAACCTGAACTAGCTGGTGTTGGAGGAGTTATTCCTCTTCCATTACCTGCACTTGTAGGTCCATTCTTAATTAAAATAGAA